AGAGCGCGATGAAACTAACAACCCATAACTGTGAAGAATAAGGGATTAAGATTTTACGTAGACTCCAAAGGAGTCGGAAGAAACATGGCGAGAATCTACCAACTGGCGGTAGATCTCGGAGGAAGGGAGAGAAGCTTGAATAGATGCAGAGAGAAGAGCAGTTTTGTTGTCCTTAAGAACCGTCCTGATGTTGTCGTACAATACGGTATCGAAGGGAGGAGTTGAAAAGTAGCAAGAGGGATCGAAGACGTAGACTCGGGTGCCTATGATAGAAGAAACCTTGAGGGCCAGTTCCTTATGAGTTACTAAATTATTATCGGCGATTTTGACTTTATAGTCGATGATGGCTTGGTTTGTGGCCATGACGACGTCTTCGATGAGGGGGTGAGTTGGAGGAGGGGAGCGGAGTATGCGTGGAATGACGACTAATAAGGCGCGAAGCTTGTGATTCATCATTCACTTGAAAATAAGGGGGCGAAACCCCTTTAGCCATGCCCAGTGACGAGGGGGTGAGATACGCTGATGGAGCCTCTGATGACAACGGAGGCTTTAACCCCGGCGCGAATTCCTTCTAGTACGGCGTCAGGGGATTGATGGAAATGGATGTTAAGTCTGGGGTGGTTGGTGTATGGAATCGGGGATTTGATGATCGGGTTGATGTAGCCGAGATCGCAGGGGAGGGTGGCTTGATGCATAAGGGCGAGACCGCCAATAGTAATGCGAGAGGATGAAGGGGTGGCCAGCACATTGACTCCTTCAACTGTGACGTCAGCAGTAGTCCAACAAAGGTCAACTGTGACTGGTATTTTGAGGCTAGGGGCGGAAGGGAAAACGACAGCCTCAAGATTGACAAGATACGCATCGCGGTAGCCTTTTATGATGGAGGAGACGTTCGGTAGTGATTGCACAGTGACACTGTTCGATTTGGTTTCGGTGCCAGTAAGATCGAAGTACAGGCGTTGAAAAGGAATGATCAAACGTTGAGGAGACCGTCCCAGGGAAGATCCGAGCGGGGGCGGAGGAGCCGGCGGAAGCGGTTGGCTAGACAGAACAACGCTGTCAGAGCTAGGCAAAGGTTGCATATCCATGGAACGCGCAGGCGGGTTATCAGTCTGAGGGGGTTTGGAAGAAGAGAAAGCATTGACCAAGGAGGGAATGGCCGAAGCGGCAGAAACGACTAAAGGCACAATTTCTTCCATGAATAGGTCATCAGAAATCCAGTTGCAAAACACCCTCTACAGAAGGATCGGAAAAGAGGGGGGGCGAAACGAGTGCGAGCTAATAAACGTAGGCGGGCGGTCCTATCCAGAAGAGCGTAAAGGGGGCGTGATAACCAGGAGAAACCGAGGGAAAGCATTGTCTGACAAAGAAGTTCGGGCACTTCTCCTATTTTGAGGGCGAGTTTTTGTTCCTTGGAACATTCACGGCAAAAGAAATCAAAAAGCGCGCTCTGGTAAATCACTTGATCTGCTGGCAAGAGAGTCCAGAAAGCGTCGCCGAGAGAGTGGCCTACAACAAACTCACTGAGGTAAGACGCTATTTTGTCAGGAAGGGTTCGGTCGTCTAGGGCTAACACAAGTTTGGCCAGCAGGGCACGGGGAGCACGAATGGCTCCGGCTGGTCCCAAGTAATAGCCGCAGAAGAGACCGTTTCTGACAAACTCTTTTTTGAATGTAAGAGGAAGGAGTGGAGAAACGGCGTCCCAATCGGGGTGAGCAGGAGGTGGAGGTGATACTAAAGAATCATCACCTGAGACAAAGACAGTTTGCGTGGTGATGTCGTACTCGCTGTAAATGACGGCAATATTGTAATCCGTGTTGTCGTCATAAGTGCCGGGCTCGCCGGTAAGGCGCATGCAGGTTAAAGGTCCAAATTGACTTGTAATGTTGGTTTTGATGTAGCAATGGAGGTCTATAAGATGAGATGGAATGGAAAGCCGCTCCATTTTCTTCCGTTCCAAGACAACGGCCTCACCATGCTGAGATTGGTCAAACGCAGAGTAGTCATTGCAGACATGAATTTGTAATGGTTTCAGATGGGACGAAGCAAACCGAGAGAGATCGTATGGAGTTTGGCCTCCATACACAAACAAGTTGGGAGGACGATCTTTACTGTCGAAAACTCGCTGATATTTCTTGATCGGGCCAAAAATTAAGACAATGGCATCATGCATCAAGGCTAATGTCTGGCATGCTTTCCAAGGGCCGAAAATTGAGCCTTCGTTGATTTTATGCTGGGTTTTTGCAAATATGCGGACAGCAGTGTACCGCCAGTCGGGATCCGAACGATTTGCGTTCGCTTGGATGACAGCTTGAGTCTTGTTGGAAAGCTGTGAGTACTCATTGAGATTGATACATTCAACGAAGAGGTCGGGCTGAAAAGGAACTTTATGATTGGGATGTCGTTTATAGGCTCGACATAGAGATGAAAACAGAAATGTGCCAAGGACTTCGTCAGAAGGAGAAAGTCTGTAAGGAAGGAAGGAAGGTCGGAAACGGAGTCTTTTGGCAATGGAGGCCGAAAGTAAAGTCGGGTCATATTTCGAGTCATGTTTGGGTGCTATAACGCTGAGGGTTTGGGCGCCATTCTCATAAGGGAGATCGACCCATGGAAATTGATTGGAGAACTCCCCATTGTGGCGGATTTCAAGGGAGTCGGGGTCCCGGGGTTCCATCATTAGAGCTGCCACAGTTTTGTAGTCGCAGCCGGGATAGACAGGTTCTATGGAGGTGTCTGTAGGTTCAGCACTACTAATGTCCACTTTGGTGGGGAGAGAGGAAGGAATATCGAAATGGAGAGGACGACGGGTTTCTGGAAGATGATGAGTGTCAAGTCTCGGGATGGCTGAGGACTGGAGGTCAAAAAGTTCAGGTGCGAAAATTATTACGTCAGAGGTGTCATTAGCAGGTAGTGGTTTGGCAGATGTAGAACGAGGAGCCCTGATATGAGCTGGATCGAATTTAAAATTGGTCATCCGGTGATGTCTTTTTTGGTAGCTTCGGTAGGCTGAAAAGTCATAAGACCCGCCACGAAGAATGGTCTTTCGTTCTTTGATCGGTGATGTAATGAGTTCCATGCCTCCAAGTTCATTTGCAAATGTGTTGAGGAAGTTGAAGGGTTGGTCGTTGAGCATAGCCTCAAAGAGTGGTGCCGTACCAGGCCTTAATTGGAACAATCGATGGTTTCCCGTAAAAATGACTCCAGAACGGGAACGAGTTGTGGCGACGAGAGTAGCAGAAACGTGGACAGAAGCCACATTGGAGTCGACGAAGATTTGGGCAGGAGCCTGGAAAGTTGAACCTTGAGAGGAGCAGAAAGTGAGCGCTCGATGGCCTGTACCGGCACAGACTCGCGCCGTCTGCTGACTTGATGTTAATATAGGATAAGATTTGTGTGGATTGTCTCGACGTCCGATAAAACCTTCTTGAGGGTTCGTAGTCGAGACGCCGAAGAATCGAGCTAGGCGACGAGGAAGTCGGTGAGTCCAGTGGCAGTAAAAATCACGATATGGTTTGAGATGTTCGACTTCGGAAAGCAGACGATAATTAGAAGAGTCCGGATTGACGGAAGAATAGACGGTTTGGCATGGGTCTCCGAGAAGGATGACAAATTGGAGGGCTGGATCAGCTACAAGAGCTAGATCCAGGAAGCCTCGAGGCATTTTGTACACTTCGTCGATAACCAAGACGGGTGCTGATTTCATGAGAGAGGTTTCCCAGGTTGAGACTCGCCAAACTTCGCTGGAAGGGAGTTTCATGTGGTCTTTCCATTCGGAACGCAACTCAGTGGTGGGAACAGCGACTCTGTACTGGCCTTTAAATGCTTTAGTTTTGAGAAGCTGAGTGACAGGGAAAGTTTTCCCACAACCAGGAAATCCAGTAATGTGAATGAGCTGCACGGAAACTTGTGGGGCGAAGTCGGCTCTTTGATCAAGGCGATGGAAAAAAGTGGGGTCTGATGATGCCGCTCGGAGGGTGGATTGTATAACTCCATCAGTCTCATTTTTCATGTTTGAGGCCAAATTTTTTGCCCTAGGCTTACAGAGCGTGTACTCATGAACTTGTCGAAATGGTAGGAGATTGCCGTGAGAGTCTCTAAACCGAACAGCTGTTGAAGCAAATGAATTGAGGGTTTTTGCCGAGCCTCGAATGGGGGAAAGGGGGGCGGAGAGAGGGGATTCATCGGTAGCCCAATGACCTATGGATCCATCACCAGTGTAAATAAGGCTGAGCAGTGGTGCGTCATCGGGGCCTATGGTGTTGAGATGTTCGCCATGGCGATAAGAGACGCGATAATTCAAACTCCAGGCGAGAGCTTCGAGGTGTTCTGAGCTGAAGCCTTGAGAGCGTTCTAAGGGACCATCAAGAAGGGAATCAGGGAAAAGGGTGCAAAGGTGAGCCCATACTCGCTGAGGGGTAGAATTTGAGGCTTGAGCAAAAGCAACAAGAAGACAGGGCTGAGCAGGGAAAGGAAGCGTTGACACATTGAGTCGCTTGCGATTTAAAAAGGTGCACTCGTGATCGGGAGATGAAATGCCAAAAAGTTCTTTATGAGGGAGGATGGGCCCATGAGCTGTTGGATCAGAACTTAAAGGGGTAGGAGGGGCGTCTGGTTTTGAGGCTTCCGAGGGGCCGCTTAGGGTCGCAACATTTGGAAAGCCGGTGGCAAGAGTCTCACCGGATTTTATCTCTTGTTTACTGGGGCTTGGGGGTGTCTCAGGATGAGCCGGTGTAAGGTACGCTTGGTTTTGAACCTGATGATGTTTTGAGACGTTGGACGAGGGTTGTGCGATGACAATTGGGTCAGGGGATGGAGGGCTAGACGGTGAAGGAGCCGAGTAGCCTGAATCGGGGAAGAAAGAATGAGGAATCGCCATCACATTAGATGTTCGAATGGTGAGTCTCCAGGGATCCGGGTGGAAATAAGAGAGATAAGCATCGGACTTTTCTTGAGGTGAGTTGCCACGGCGGAGATGGTAATAGGCCCAAACGCCAGTGAGGGCAGATAAACCAAGCAAGAGCCACCTTCGTTCTAAAAGAGTGGAACAGCGAACAATGAAGGAGGCAGGATTTGGCCGAATGACTAAGGAATGGCAAGGGAATTTTTGCAATGACTTGCCGAAAGGTTGTAAGAAATGATTAATAGAAAAGGTTGAAGTGGGGAACTCTGGGGAGTTGGTGATGTAGCGGCCAGTAATGCTAGCGAAGGCTCTGTGAATCAAAGAGGGCAAGGTTTTGTGGAAGTCCAAATGAGTGGGCAGCCATCTAAAGGTATGAGTTCGATAACACAGCTGATAAGGGGAAAGATGGTGAAGAATTGGGATGGTGAGAAGAGAACCGGTGTGATAAGCTGATATCGAACGCAATGTACGCACGATCCAGAGTGATAAAAGCTTGTATGAGCTATAGCAGAAACCGTACTCTAAGGAAGGGCGGGCCGAGCACGTCAATAGGGCAAAGTTAGCGAGATTATCCCAGGCTGAAGATTGTACCCATGAATGTTCTGGTTTTTGACGTTGCGTCCTAACGAATCCGGAAGGATCAGTGACGCGAAGCGTGCGAACGGCTCGAACATAAGTAAACAAAGAATTGTACACTTCAGTTGGCACGAGTCGTGATTTGATCGGTAGTTCCAATCCCTCCGGATTAGGGAGCAGGGAAGCGGGAGGAGTTAGAAATACATGTTCGCCGGAAGGGGGAGGTTGAGGAACTCGAGTGATTAGAAGGGAATGGACGGAAACGAAGGATTCAAGTAAAGTGACAGATAGATGAAGGTCGCCTGATGAAATACCTGAGCGGCGGAGCCAATCCAAAGAACGGAGAGGTTGAGTGTAGTTGCCGGTAGCATTTCCTTCGAGAGTGTACACCAGCTGATCATCTTTGATTGTGTAGCTGTAGAGATCAGGGAAGAGTGAAGGCACTCCATAAGCGGCTTCGGCAGGGACGATGAGAGAACAATAGAGTGAGGTCATGGAAGGGGAGTCCTTGAAAAGGCCTAAAATTTGGGAAGGGGTAATGAACATGAGAGCGTCGTGCACGAACGCTACTTCAGTTTCGACAGGATGAGGGTTGCTAACGGGGTACCGAGTGATGTCCTTTGGGGTGTGCCTGAAGTTAATGAGGGAAGCAAAGTTTGGGTTTAATTGCTGAAGTTTTTGGAATTTCTCAGGTTTCATATACATTACCGTAGAAGGAACTCTGGCAAGATGATTCCAATGTTCAAACAGGAGGTGAGTTTCTATGGCCTTATGAGCGGCATGAGGATGAGGTGAAGTGCCATAGGAGGTGACTCCTATGCCGAGTTGATTGAGCAATGGGATTAGTTTGGAATTTACCTGATATGGGTAAAGTTTAAGCTTATGACGGAAATTATTGATGGCGGTTTCCACCAGGGGAGCCGTTATGGCGTCTCGGTGGATGATGTTGGCGAGAGTATCGACTAAATTGGTGAAAGCCATGCTAAGCGCAGAAGCCAGTGACAAGCTGACTTTGTTGATCGTTTATATATCCAATCACTAGT